GCCTTGAAGGGGCTGATGAAATGCTGAGAGACGATAGCTATCGAATAGCCTTGTTCAATCAGATATGGAATCACTACTGCGAATAGCGTTTAAACGCACGTAGAAGCCCTACAACGCACGTAATAACTTTTTTAATAGGTAGGTAGCCATATGAGATGTGAAGCGTGTGACGAGCCTCTGAGCGATTATGAGTCAACCAGACGGAGCGTAGTAACAATGGAGTACATAAATCTTTGTAACGAATGCGTTAAAGGCATCGGAGCAGAGAATCTTTTAACCCTTGATAGACCCGATCTCCGACACCAAACCGACGATATCGTATTGACGGATGACGCGGAAGCTATTGATTTTATTGAGGATTACGACGATGACAACGAAGAGGAGTGATAGATATGGGTTTGTTGCTGAAATTGCTAGAGACGGTGAATATAGGTACGGAGTTGTTGAAAGGGGTAACAACCGACGTTACTATATCGGCGGTAAAGAAGTTACAAAACAACAATGGGACAAAGAAGTCAAGTTCCCAGGAAGCTACGAAGAAGACCTAGAAAGCGAGGAAGCAAATGAGTCAGGAGCAGTATGAAGCAGAGACGATGGAAGAAGCGCATTACTACCAGACATTGATGGAAGTGGTGTATTTGATGAACACGCATGGTTATAAGCAGGTGCTATGCGATCTTATGGAGCTAGCAATCGAGGATGAATCAAACCATTCCACAATTAACTAAACAGTTAATTAAACAGTTAGTTAAATAGTTATTGTTTATTATTATGATCATGATAATTATAAACAGTTATTTAAATAGTTATTAATAATATCTATATAGATATATATAAAGTATAGGAGATTTTAATGGGTGTTCAGTTGAAGACGCATCAACCTTGTCCAGATTGTGGTTCGTCAGATGCTTTGACGTATTATGACTGGGGAACAAAGTGTTTTAGTGCTGTTTGTGGTAAAGTGACGTTTAATAGAGATCAGATACCAGAGATCAAGATGGTTCATAACGTCAATAAAAACAAGCAGTTTAGTCCTGTTACTGGTGTCATCCGAAGTATCACTGATCGAAATATAAGCAAGCAAACCTGCGAGTTCTTTAACGTAGTGGTTGCTCATGAGCATTATCACTTCCCATACGCTGATGAGTTTGGTAAGACGGTGGCTTACAAGAAGCGACACGTTGATCAGAAGGAATTCCATATCGACGGTAGCTGGTCGCAAGGTAAGCTGTTCGGTCAGCATCTCTTTAGCAAAGGTGGGAAGTTCATCACCTTAACGGAAGGGGAGTTTGATACCCTAGCTGCTTGGCAGATGGTAGGGAGTAGACCAACAAACCCAGTAGTTTCTGTCCGAAATGGTGCTGGTAATGCTGTCGCGGACTGTCGTGCTAACTTTGAGTTCCTTGATTCGTTTGCCAACATTGTTATTTGCTTTGATGCTGATGAAGCTGGGCAACAATCAGCCCGTCAAGTTGCTGAGTTATTCGGAGCAAAAGCTAAGATATTCAAATCAATACCAGGCTTCAAGGATGCGTGTGATTTCTTGAGAGAAGGTAACGAAAAGAGATTCTTAGAGCAATGGTGGGAAGCTGAACGTTACGTACCCGATGGTATTATTGATGGGTCAACCCTATGGGAAGAGGTTAGTAAGCCAGTAGAAAAGAGTCTAGTTAACTATCCCTACAAAGGACTAAACGACTTGACATTCGGTGTTAGACCCTCTGAGCTGGTTACCGTAACTGCTGGGTCAGGGTTGGGCAAGTCTCAGTTTATGCGCGAGATAGTGTTTCATATCCTGAACAATACGGAAGACAATATTGGATTGATGTTCTTGGAAGAATCAGTTCGTAAGACTGGACGATCTCTCATGTCACTATCAGCCAATAGACCGTTACATTTACCATCGGTTATTGCATCCGAGCAAGAATTACGTAGTGCATTTGACCAAACACTTGGTACTGGTAGGATGTTCTTGTTCGATCACTTTGGTTCAACTGCGATTGATAACATTGTGAATCGAGTTAGATATCTCGCTAAAGGATTAAACTGCAGATACGTGTTTTTAGATCACGTGAGTATTGTTGTCAGTTCACAGGAGCATGGTGACGAACGCAGAGCATTGGACGAGATAATGACACGCCTACGGATGCTGGTTCAAGAGACTGATATCTGTTTGTTTGTTGTGTCGCATCTAAAACGACCTGATGGTAAAGGTCATGAGGAAGGCGTTGCAACCAGTCTATCTCAGTTACGCGGTTCAGGAAGTATCGCTCAGTTATCAGACATAGTGCTAGGACTTGAGAGAAATGGTCAGGCTGAAGATATTGAGGATCGTCATACCACTAGGGTACGGGTGTTGAAGAATCGTTTCTCAGGGCTTACCGGTCCGGCTTGTAGCTTACTATACAACCTAGATTCTGGTAGAATGAGTGAGCGAAAGGACGAGTTATGAACGTACTAGATTTATTCTCAGGTATTGGTGGGTTTAGTTTAGGACTAGAACGTGCTGGTATGAAGACTATTGCTTTCTGTGAAGTAGATAAGAAATGTCAAGAAGTTTTGAGGAAGCACTGGAAAGATGTACCTATATTTGATGACGTAACCACACTGAAAGGAACAGATATAGATGGAACAGTTGACGTTATTTGTGGCGGATTCCCCTGCCAAGACATCAGCCTCGCAGGAAAAGGAGCAGGACTTGAAGGTGAAAGATCAGGACTCTGGTGGGAGTTCCACAGGCTCATCAAAGAAATCAAACCGAAGTGGGCGATCATTGAAAACGTCTCAGCCCTTCGCAATAGAGGACTGGACCAAGTTCTCAGGTCACTCAATGAGATCGGGTACGATGCAGAGTGGCATTGTATCACCGCTGCCAGTATTGGTGCGCGTCACCGAAGGGACAGAATCTGGATTATTACCTACTCCAACAGCGAGGGATTGGAAGGACAATGGAAAGTCTCCAGCAGAATTAGCAAGGAACTCAAAGACCCTAGCTACTCATGCTGGTGGGCAACTGAACCCGACGTGGGTAGAGTGGCTCATGGGATTCCCAATAGGGTGGACAGACTTAAACAGTTAGGTAATGCAGTTGTTCCTCAGATACCAGAACTGATAGGGAGAGCTATATGTCAAGCTGGTTGATTCTACTGATAGCTGTGGTATATTTAATCATAGCTGTTGATCTTTTAATCAAAGGACAAACTGGACTAGCAGTTACTTTTGTTGGGTTCTGTCTTGGAAACTTTGGGTTATACTTACAGACATGAAACGATTGGTCATTGACATTGAAACTAACATGGAAGCCAGTAATATTTGGCTAGTTGTTACTAAAAACATTGACAATGGAGAAGTCAAGATATGGAAAGAAGCATCAGGGTTACTAGATTATGTAAACGAGGACGATCTATTGATTGGTCACAACATCATCGGATTCGATCTACCAGTATTGAGGAAAGTATGGAGGCTGAAGACGAGATCAAACCCTTTGAAAGATACACTTGTCATGTCAAGGTTGCACAACCCAATAATAGAGAAAGGTCACAGTCTAGACGCATGGGGCGTGAGGCTAGGGCTAAAAAAAGGAGACTTTAGTGATTTCGATAAAGGATTTACCGATGAAATGTTGGAGTATTGTAAGCAGGACGTGGAGATTACTCATGTCCTTTTTGAAAGACTTAGCAATGATCTATTGGATTGGGGTATTTCAACCGATCTTGAACATGATGTTGCGTGTATACTCCAAGATCAGCACGAGTTTGGTTTCAAACTTGACGTTAGAAAAGCTATGTCCCTCTTGGTGGAATGGAAGAAGAGACTTGGAGAGATTGAAGAAGAACTACAACAAGTATTCAGACCAATAGTTACCGAGAGATACAGCGAGAAAACAGGTAAGCGACTGAAGGATGATGTTGAAGTGTTCAATCCTGGTAGTCGCAAACAAATAGCTGAGAGACTTATTGCTCTTGGTTGGAAACCTAAAAAGCATACTGAGAAAGGAACGGTTATCGTAGATGAAAAAGTACTATCAACTATTGACATCCCTGAAGCTCGTCTCATCGAAGAATACTTACTCATTCAAAAAAGGGTGGCTCAAGTTGAATCGTGGCTTGACCATGCTGATAACAACGAAAGGGTTCATGGTAAGGTCATCACCAATGGAGCAGTCACGGGACGAATGACGCATAACAATCCTAACATGGCACAAGTACCGAGGGTTGGTAGCCCGTTCGGAGAAGAGTGTAGATCTTGTTGGACGGTTATGGACGGTAATGTACTGGTAGGCGCTGATGCTGCTGGTTTGGAACTACGTATGCTGGCACACTACATGGATGATAGCGACTTTACCAAAGAGATATTGGAAGGGGATATACATACCAAGAACATGAAAGCTGCTGGACTTACCGATAGGAACTTAGCTAAAACTTTTATATATGCTTTTCTGTATGGAGCAGGAGCTACTAAGATTGGTACGATTGTTGGTGGTGGAGAACGTGAAGGTGCTGAACTAATTAATCGTTTCTTATCCAACACCCCTGCTTTGTTGTCGTTACGCAAGAAGGTTGACAAGTACGCTCAGAAAGGTTTTGTGCCTGGATTAGACGGTAGGAAACTCTATGTTCGTTCTGCTCATTCAGCCCTGAATACTTTGCTTCAAGGCGCAGGAGCAATCGTTATGAAACAAGCACTTATCCTCTTGCAAAGAAAGTTTAAAAGCATTATAATAGACGCTCATTTTGTCGCCAATGTTCATGATGAGTGGCAGATCGAAACGAACCAAGAACTTGCTGATACGGTTGGACACTTAGCTGTTCAGTCTATCCGGCAAGCTGGTCGCCATCTAAATTTACGTTGCCCTTTGGATGGTGAATATAAAGTAGGAAACAACTGGGCGCAAACACACTAAAAGGAAACTAAATGAAAATAAAACCTATAAAAGTAAAAGGCGAAATCATGTGGGCTTTCTTGGATACTCCTAGTGACGCATCCGGCAAGTACCAACTTGATGTTTGTAACTTGTCAAAAGAAGCTGTTAAGGCGTTGGAAGAAGTGGGCGTAGAAGTTAACCACAAAGATGAAAAAGGTTATTACGTCACTCCGAAGTCTAGTAATTACCCAATAAAAGTATTTGATCCTGATGGTAATCCTATTAACGTTAAGGTTGCTAATGGTTCTAAAGGTGTAGTTACTATTAAACCTTACGTTAACAAGTTTAACAAGGGAATCAATGCTGGTGTTGGTTCAGTGGTTGTAACTGATTTGATTGAGTACAATCCTGAAGCTGGTACAGCAGGTCTGTCAGCTCTATAAGTATGCAACCGTCTCTCAACAATGCTAAGGCACTGATTGACGGTGATATACTGGTGTATCGTATTGGTTTTGCCAGTAATGATGATGAAGAAAAGTTTGCTGTTTCTCGTATGAGTAACTTCATTGATAAACTTCTTAGCCCTGTGTATATCATGAGCTATGATGGTTACATTACTGGTCACTCCAATTTTAGAAACGAAATCGCAAAAGAAGCTCCTTATAAAGGTAATCGTAGTGGCGCTTCAAAGCCTAACCATTATGATGCTTTGAGGGAATACCTTCTGGAACGATGGTGTTTCGATTTAATTGAAGGTGAAGAAGCGGACGATGCGATAGGTATTCAGGCTTACTCTATGAAACCTGATGCTTATTGCATTGTTTCGTTAGATAAAGATCTTGATATGTTACGTGGATGGCACTATAACTTTGTCAAAGAGAGTCTTTATTTCGTTACCGAAGAAGAAGCAATCAAAAACTTTTATACGCAGATATTAACAGGTGATCGAGTGGACAACATTCCAGGTATCTATGGAATTGGTCCTAAGAAAGCAGAGAAGTTATTAAAAGATTGTAATAACGAGAGAGAATTATTCGCTACAGTACTAGATACTTATGAGGATAACCTTGAGTTACTAACTGAGAGAGCGCAATTACTATGGATAAGAAGACAAAAAAACCAGATCTGGACACCATCCCTGAAGTAGTCTACGTTGAATGGGACGATGCTTGTGCAGACGCTGGTTGGGAATTGACGGAAGCAACCGATATTCACCCTGTTCTAACTATTGGATTCGTAGTAGTAGAGGACAAGAAAGCAATAACAGTAGCGGTATGCTGGTCCGATCTTCAGTCTAACTCTAGGATACATATTCCTAAAGGATGGATCAAGAAGATCAAACGATTCAAACTTGATAAACTTTTAGGAAGGAAGAAACCATCAAAACACAAAGCGCGAAAGCCAAAGGAAGAAAACTCCAGCAATGGTTTAGGGACAACCTCATTGAGGAATTTACCTTTTCCAAAGACGATGTAAGGTCTACCAGTATGGGATCTAGTGGGGAAGATATTCTTTTCTCACAAGCAGCTGGAGATAAGTTAGGAATATCCGTCGAGTGTAAATCAAGAAGTACTATCGGTGTATATTCTTTTTACTCTCAAGCCGCAGATAATACTCCAGACGGTAGGCAACCAGTAGTCGTGATAAAACAGAATCATTCTAAACCACTGGTAGTAATAGATGCACAATACTTCATACAACTGCTAAAGAGGGCAGCATGAGACACTTAGTAATCCCTGATACACAATGCAAGCCTGGTCACCCTATTGAACATTTAGAGTGGGTAGGTAAGTACGCAGCAGATAAAAAACCAGATGTGATAGTACACTTAGGTGATCACTGGGATATGCCTAGTCTATCAATCTACGACATTGGTAAGAAAGCGTTTGAAGGTAGGACATATCAAGCAGACATAGCAGCCGGTAACAAAGCTATGAATCGTTTGATGAAGCCTATTGTTGATGAACAAAAAAGATTGAAACGTGGTAAACGTAAGATATGGAATCCTAGAATGGTATTCTTACTAGGTAACCATGAACAAAGGATTGAGAGAGCTATCAATTCAGATCGTAAGTTAGAAGGTTTAATTGGTTACAGTGATTTCAATCTGGATGTATATGGCTGGGAGGTCCATGACTTTCTTGAAGTAGTTGTGATAAATGGCATAGCTTATAGTCATTACTTTACTTCTGGAGTTATGGGACGATCAGTAAGCAGTCCTAACTTACTTTTGTCCAAGAAGCATATGAGTTGTATCATGGGGCATGTTCAGGATCGAGCAATAGCGTTTAGTAAACGTGCAGATGGTAATCGCATTACTGGAATCTTTGCTGGTATCTGTTACCAACATGATGAAGATTATCTCACTCCACAAACCAATGGTAGTTGGTCAGGGATATGGATGTTGAATGAAGTTCAGGATGGTAGCTTTGACGAGATGCCAGTTAGCTTAACTTATTTGAGGAGAGAATATGGAAGTAAGAGAACTACTTGATGTTCGTGAAGATATGTACGGACAATATAGTGTTGTTAGTCATATCAGTCAAGAGCTTAAAAGGGTGATGAAAGACTCGCCTAATTATAAAATCATGCCTCCATTCGCTAGAGAAAGTTTGGATATGATTGCTAATAAGATTGCTAGGATTCTTAATGGTAATTACTACTATGACGATTCGTGGCGAGATATTAGTGGGTATGCTACATTAGCACTAATGGAAATAGAAGCGATAGAAAAACATGAAACAGATAACGCTCCCTGAACTGATAGATAAGTTAAGAGTCTTTGACGAGCTAGAATTGATTGAGTTGTTAGAGATAACGACTGATGATTTGCTGGATAGGTTTGAGGATATAGTTGAATTACGAATAGATAAACTAATGAGGGAAATAGAATGATGGATCTTTATCAACAATTTATAGCTAAGTCGAGATACTCTAGGTTCTTGCCTGATCAGAAACGCAGAGAAGACTGGGAAGAAACCGTAGATCGTTACATGGATTTCATGGCTAAACACCTTGAATCTAAATACAGCTACAAAATACCCTATGAGACCGACAGAGAGCTTCGTGACGCGATTAAAAACCTAGAGGTAGTACCTAGTATGCGGTCTATCATGACTGCTGGTAAGGCGCTTGAGAGGGACAATACAGCTGGATATAACTGTAGCTATCTGCCAGTGGATGATCCTAAAGCATTTGACGAAGCAATGTACATTCTGCTTTGTGGTACTGGTGTAGGGTTTAGTGTCGAGCATAAGTACGTAGACCAGCTACCAGACGTTCCTGAGAAGATGTTTGATAGCGATACCACTGTGGTTGTGTCAGACAGTAAAGAAGGATGGGCTAAGTCGTTACGCCAGGTCATAGCTTTACTTTACTCAGGCGAGATACCTAAGTGGGATCTATCTAAGATCAGACCAGCTGGTGCGAGGCTGAAGACCTTTGGTGGTAGAGCTAGTGGACCTAAACCGCTACAAGAACTATTCGAGTTTGTAGTCAGAAAGTTTAAAGGAGCAGCAGGACGTAGGCTAACTACGCTTGAGTGTCACGACATCATGTGTAAAGTAGCTGAAGTTGTGGTGGTAGGTGGTGTTAGACGTTCAGCTATGATCTCTCTATCTGATCTTGATGATGATAAGATGCGTCACGCTAAGACTGGTGCATGGTGGACTGATAACCCTCAGAGAGCATTGGCTAATAACTCTGCTGTTTATAACTGTAAACCTGATGTAGGTCAGTTCATGAATGAGTGGACTAGCTTGTATCAATCGCACTCTGGTGAACGAGGTATCTTTAATCGTGAAGCAGCTATCAAGCAATCAGAAAGAAACGGACGTAGAGATTCAGAGCAAGAGTTTGGGACTAACCCGTGTTCGGAAATCATCTTGAGACCTTACCAGTTTTGTAATTTATCTGAGGTCGTGGTTCGTGAGAGCGATACGATCTATGATCTTGAACGTAAGGTAACACTTGCTACGATACTAGGAACGTATCAGTCTACTATGACACACTTTCCGTATCTTCGTAAGATATGGCAACGTAACACTGAAGATGAGAGATTGCTTGGTGTATCTCTTACTGGTATCTTGGACAACAAAACACTAGGAGATAACGTTGAACAAACTAAAACGCTATTACAGAGACTACGTATGGTTTCTGTCGATACAAACATGGAGCTTGCAACTGCTCTTGGGATTAATCCTTCTGCTGCTATTACTTGCGTTAAACCTTCTGGCACTGTCAGTCAGCTTGTTGATAGCGCCTCTGGTATTCATCCGAGACATAGTCGTTATTATATTAGGCGTGTTCGAGGGGACAAGAAAGACCCTATCACTACGTTCTTACAGGAAAAGGGCGTGCCATCAGAAGAGTGTGTACTACGACCAGAATCGACAATAGTCTTTAGCTTCCCTAAGAAAGCACCTGACTCAGCTTTACTCAGGGATGATCTAACAGCTATTGAACACTTAGACTTATGGATGATGTATCAGAAAGACTGGTGTGAACACAAGCCTTCAGTTACTATCTCAGTCAAAGAAGACGAGTGGGTAGAGGTTGGTGCATGGTGCTGGAAGAACTTTGATGACATCAGTGGCGT